CCTGTTCCTGGTGATACTATCAACTTTGGCGATTTACTAGTTACTTTTCTCGTAGATGAAAACTGTACTAACTTCATAGCACTAAAAGATTGGATGGTACAAGTAACTGCAGATATTGACACAGAAGACTACAATCGCTATATTAATAGACAGGCAGAATTTCCTACAGCAAGAAATTCAACTCTTAAACCTATTGCACCAACCATGACTGATGCTACATTGACTATTACAGATAGTAACAACAATGCTAACGTAGAAGTACGCTTCAAAGACTTATTCCCTACATCATTAGAAGCAATTCAGTTTGACATTACCGACACTTCTATGCCATACTTAACAGCATCAGCATCTTTTACCTTCTCTTACTACGATATTGTGAAATTATAACTTGACATTACGCTATATCTGTGTTATGATGAGTACTATTTGAAATGAGGAATATATGGTAGATTTAGATAAACTTCAAACAATGTGGCAACAAGACTGTAAGATTGATGATATTAATCTAGAAAAAGAAAGTCTACAGACACCTAATCTTCATGCAAAGTATGTTGTCATTCTATCAACAGCAAAACTTAATCTGCAAAAAGAACGTAGTGATTATTACAAGTTGCGTAGATATAAGTGGAGATACTTTCGAGGAGAAATGTCTCAACGAGAACTTGATGATTTGGGTTGGGAACAATATCTAGGTTCTAAACCTCTAAAGAATGAGATGGATGAACATTTAGATGGTGACTTTGATTTAATAAAAAAGAAAGACAAAATTGCATATTGGGAAACAGTTGTAGATTTTGTAGAAAGAGTATTGCGTTCAATTAATTCTAGAGGATGGGATATCAAGAATGCTATTGAATGGCATAAATTTACGAATGGAGTAATGTAATGACACATAGAGTATTTCAATGTTCTGTATGTGGTGAATACTATTTTGAGAGTGAAGAAGGAGTATTGACACCGGATTATGTATGCATTAACTGTGGTGCTACATATCAAAGTTTTGTTGATGTAACAGATGAATTCTATAATCGTATCAAAAATTAACGAAGTCTTCATGTCAATTGACTGTGATGATGCTGGCATTAAATATGAATTGTCAGAGTATTTCACATTCAAAGTGCCTGGAGCAGAGTTCATGCCTACATTTCGTAATAAAATGTGGGATGGTAAAATACGTCTGTTCAATATGTGGACTAGTCAACTCTACATAGGTTTAATGGAACACTTAGAAGAATTCTGTAAGACTAGAGGTTATCATCTAGTTGGACAAGATAGTGTTATACCTAAACAAAAATTTTCTACTGAAGAAGTAGTTAAAGCATTGCTAGATTTAAACTTACCATTTACACCTCGCAACTATCAAGTAGATGCAATACGAGATGGACTAAATGATAAAAGACTTGTGATGCTTTCACCAACAGGTTCAGGTAAATCTCTCATTATCTATGGTCTAACACAATTAGGTACTTCAGGTAGAGTTCTTATTATTGTACCTACAACATCACTTGTTGAACAAATGTATAAAGACTTTAAAGATTATGGATACAATGTTGAAGAGAATTGTCACAAGATTTATTCAGGTCACGAAAAAGATACAGACAAACGTATTGTAATTACGACTTGGCAGTCTGTATATAAACTACCTAAGAAATGGTTTGCCGATTATAAGATGGTGATTGGTGATGAAGCACATCTGTTCAAAGCAACATCACTTAAAACATTGATGGAAAAGACAGAGAATGCAGTTATGCGTTTTGGTACGACAGGTACATTAGACGATACAAAAACTCACAAACTTATGCTAGAAGGATTGTTCGGACCTGTTCGTAGATTTACAACATCTAAGCAGTTGATGAAAGATGGTCAACTTGCTAAATTAAAAATATCATGTATCATGCTGAATTACTCTGATGAGATAAGACAAGAAAACAAAAAATATACATATCAAGAAGAGATGGATTTCTTAGTGTCTCACACACCCAGAAACAATTTCATTAGAAATTTAGCACTTGACCAGACTGGTAACACACTATTACTATTTCAATATGTCGAGAAGCATGGTAAAATATTATATGATATTATAAAGGAGAAAGCAAAAGATAGAAAAGTATTCTTTGTGTTTGGCGGTGTCGGTGCAAATGAAAGAGAGGAAATTCGTGCTATTACCGAGAAAGAAAAAGATGCGATTATTGTTGCTAGTTACGGTACTTTTTCTACTGGCATTAATATTCGTAATCTTCACAATATCATTTTTGCAAGTCCTAGTAAGTCCAAAATCAGAAATCTTCAATCTATTGGTCGTGGTCTTAGACTAGGCGACAATAAAGAAGAAGCGCAGTTGTTTGATATATCAGATGATATGAGTTGGAAACAACATCGCAACTACACACTAGAACATGCTGTCGAAAGAATTAAAACTTACAATGAAGAAAAATTTAAATATAAAACTATAAAGGTAAGCATATGACAGACCCTATAAAATTAGTCAAACTGACCACCGGCGATAGTTTGATTACTAGAATTAAAGTAGATGAGAATGAAGAGTATGCCACTTTAACAGAACCTATGAGAATTCATAAGTGGATGCAACAGCATGAAGATGGTGATGGTGCATATGAGAATGCAACTTTCGGACCTTGGGAATCGTTTTCAAATGACCAAGTTTTTTACATTGCAAAGAATGCAATTTTAACCTTGACAAACCCTAGAGAAGATGTTATAAGATACTATCATAGAATTGTTGAGAAGTGTAAGACTAATCCCATCGATTCCTTTGATGATGAACCTATCGAAAATGTAACGCAACTAAAAGAAGCATTGGATAAAATGAATGAGAAACTAGGAATAACAGGTGAAGATGAAGACATACTGGAATATATGTACAACAAGGATAAGATAACGAAACACTAACATTGTTTCTGAAAAGGGAACACCCCTATTATATACACCTAAGTAGGTGTTGTCAACAGTTAATATGGAGATATTATGGCAGAAAAGAAAAAACGAGAACACTACGTTAATAACAAAGAGTTCTTAGAAGCATTGATTGAATACAGAGTGAAAGTTGATGAAGCAAAGTCAGCAGGTAAAGAAACACCACCAGTAACAAGATACCTTGGCGAGTGTTTTCTCAAGATAGCACAACATTTATCATACCGCCCAAACTTTATTAATTATACATATAAGCACGATATGATATCAGATGGTATTGAAAACTGCTTAATGTATTTGCATAATTTTAATCCTGATAAGTCAAAAAATCCATTTGCATATTTTACACAAATTATTTACTATGCATTTTTGCGTAGAATTCAAAAAGAAAAGAAGCAAACTGAACTGAAGCAAAAGTTAATTCAGAATATGGTTGTTGATGATAGTCTATTTACTGATGACCATGATGACGGTCAATACACAAATCAGTATCTAGAGTTTCTTCAAGATAACATGTATGATGATAAGCAAGTTGAAGAGATGAAAGAAATTCAGAAAGAGAAAAAAGAACGCAAAGGTGCGTTGGATGAGTTTATGGAGTAAATTAATATGTTACATAGAAAAACTATCTGTATACTCGGTGCAGGTAATGCCGGTCTTTTCGCCGCATTATATTTAAAAAAATCTTTACCAGGATTAAATGTTTATGTTGTTGGTTCATCTGAACTTGGCATTGTTGGTGTGGGTGAAAGTAGCACAGAACATGTAATGCAGTTCATGAATTTGATGAATGTAGACCACAAAGAGATAGTTCAAGAATGCGGCGCAACTTTTAAGTTTGGGGTCTATTTTAAAGATTGGTTAAAAGAAGGTGAAGATTATGTACATTCACTAGTTACAGATACTAATGAAGATGGCATAGACTTTGATTATATGAGTGGTATGGCATATGGTTCTACGAATTTAGAACTAATGCCACCAAATCTTCTCAACTATTGTGTAGATGAAAAAGACAGTTTACCTAATCAGTTTCATTTTGATACTCAAAAACTAAATGCTTGGTTAACCAAAAAATGTAAACTGATAGGCGTACCTATCTATGATGATATTATCAATCAAGTCAATCATGATGATGGTCATGTGGCAAGTCTAGAGAGTGAGACTGCCGAATACAAAGCAGATATGTTTGTAGATGCTTCTGGTTTTAAGAGACTTATTGCAAAAGAAATACCAGAGTTTAAGTTTATCTCAAAGCAAGATGACATGTTTGTTGATAGTGCATTTGCTTTTCAGTGTCCTCATGATAACGAAGATAATTATTCTCTATTCACTACTGCACATAAAATGTCTGCTGGATGGATGTGGCGCATCCCAACATCTGAAAGAATGGGAAATGGATATGCATATAGTTCGAAGCATATATCATACGAAGATGCTGTAAAAGAAGTTACTGATAAACTAGGTTTTAAACCAAATGTAGGCAGAACATTTAAGTTTGAAGCAGGTCACTACAATAAGACTTTTCATAAGAATGTTGTATTGATTGGTTTGTCATCACACTTTTTTGAACCCTTAGAAGCAACTGCTATTGGTGTTGGACTACAGCAAGCAAAACTATTAGTGAAGTATGTAAACTCAACCACACCAGAAGCACAGCAAGGATACAACGATAAAATTCAACAGATGTTTGAGCAAATGTTCATGTTCATTCGTTTACATTATGTGAACTGCGAAGTGACAAGTTCTTTCTGGCAAGATGTGAAGGATTCAGTTTTACCGAAAAATTTACAAAAACTTATTGACATTAATAGAGACCGTGTGTTAGTATGTGAAGACTTAGGAGAACAGACTGGATGGGGTTGGCGTATTTTTGGTAGTGATAACTTCAATCAAGTATTTTATGCACTAGGACTATTACCTATTAAAAATGTAGAAGACTTCATATATGCTAATGGTAGATTACCTAGAAAACATAAATTTACAGACAACTCTACCTATAAGCATAAAGATTTGATTACAAAATGGAACAATGAATATGAAAATAGCATTAATAACTGACACACATTTTGGTGCCAGAAATGACAGTGAAGTATTTAATGATTACTTCTTTAAATTTTATGATAATACATTCTTTCCTTACCTAGAAGAGCATAACATTAAACATTGCATTCATTTAGGTGATATTACTGATAGAAGAAAGTTCATAAACTTCAAAACACTACAGAAATTTCGTCATGATTTCATCTGGCGTCTAGGTCGCATGGGTGTAGATACACATGTGATTATTGGTAACCATGACACATACTTCAAAAACACGAATGAAGTAAATAGCATGGAAACTTTATTCACTGGGTTTGATGGTCAAAACGAACCTTGGATTCACGCAGAACCAGCGCATATAATTATAGATGATGTAAAGTTCTTATTCGTTCCTTGGATTTGTGCAGATAATTATGACCACACAATGAAAGTCATTTCTGAAACCGATGCGGAGATTGTGTTAGGTCATTTAGAAGTACGAGGGTTCACGATGTATAAAGGATTCACGAACTTTGACCACGGACTTGATAGAAAGATATTTGATAGATTTGAACTTGTATGCTCAGGTCACTTCCATCATAAGTCAACGCAAGGTAACATCACATATCTCGGTAATCCATATCAGATGACTTGGTCTGACTATGGTGACAAGCGTGGGTTTCATATCTTTGATACAGAGACTAGAGAGTTAGAGTTCATTGAAAATCCATACAGCATCTTTAAGAAGTTAGAATATAATGATAGAGATAAGTCATATGAAAACTTTGATGCGAGTGAATATAAAGACCATTTTGTAAAGGTGGTAGTAATCAACAAAATCAATGCAAAACAGTTTGACAAAGTGATTGATATGTTGTATACTGTAGGGGTTCATGAGTTGACAATAGTAGAAGATTTTTCTGATTTTGATGCTACATTTGTCGATGATAAGAACTTACAGTTAGATGATACATTATCACTACTAAACACATATGTTGATGAAGTAGATACATCTGCAAACAAAGAGCGTATTAAGACAGATATGAAGCGTTTATATGTTGAAGCGAGTAATAACGTAGTATGATTAAGTTTGAATATGTAAGATGGCGTAATTTCCTTTCTACAGGTAATGCGTTTACTGAAATAGATATTTGCAAATCACCAACGACACTTGTTGTTGGTTCGAATGGTTCTGGTAAATCTACATTCATAGATGCTCTATGTTTTGCATTGTTTGGTAAACCTTTTCGTAAGATTAAGATTGGACAGTTAGTAAACTCTATCAATCTAAAAGATGCATTAGTTGAAGTTGAATTTTCTATTGGTGCATCACAATATAAAGTACGAAGAGGATTGAAACCTGCAATCTTTGAGATTTATCAGAACAACATATTGGTGAACCAAGACGCCGCAACAAAAGATTATCAAGAGTTTTTAGAAAAGCAAATCTTGAAATTGAACTACAAATCTTTCACACAGATTGTGGTACTTGGTTCATCATCTTTTATTCCTTTCATGCAATTACCTGCACCACAGCGTAGAGAGATTATTGAAGATTTACTTGACATTCAAATATTCACAAGAATGAATGATATTCTACGAGGTGAGTTGTTGCAAGTTGGGCAAGAGTATAAAGATGCAGAAAGCACACTGTCTGTTGTTAGACAGAAAATCGACCTGCAACAAGACTACTTGGAGCGACTAGATGAGCAACGTAAGAAATCGACACAGGAAATCAATGCAAGAATTGTCAAGGCGAAGGACTCAATTTCACAATGGCAAGAAGAAATCACAGAGCGAATGGACGGGATACGAGACTTACGAGGAACTATTGAAGATGAAAGCAGAACTGATAAACGATATCAAAAGTTTACATCTATTCAAGACCAAATGAAGCGCAATGCAACTAAAGTAGCAAATGATATTGCATTCTACAAAGATAATGATGAGTGTAATACTTGTAAGCAAACTATTGCTGAAGAGTTTAAAGATAGTGTTATACAAGAGCGTAGGGATAAACTAGTTGAACTAGACACTGCACAAGTTCAGTTGAAATCGGAACTTGAAACAGTTCGCAAACGTATGTCTGAAATTACAGAAGTGCATTCAAAAATACAAAATCTGCAAGATGAAATTAACGAAAGAAATATTCGCATTCAAACTGCAAACAGAAGTATTGATGAATGGAATGCAGAAATAGAAACTGCTAGTGCGACATTAGAAGATGCGGGTGAACACACCCAAAAACTTGCAGATATGCGTGATGAAGAACGAAAGGTATCAGACTTGAAAAACGAGTTGAATGACCAGCGTTACTATTCAGAGATATCTGCAAATCTTCTCAAAGATACTGGTATCAAAACTAAGATTATCAATCAGTATCTACCAGTAATTAATCATTATGTAAACCATTTTCTACAAGCACTTGACTTCTTTGTTCAGTTCAATTTAGATGGTTCATTCAAAGAAACAATTAAATCTAGACATAGAGATGATTTTTCATATGCATCATTCTCTGAAGGTGAGAAGTTGCGTATTGACTTATCTTTGCTATTTACATGGCGTATTATTGCAAAGATGAAAAACTCTACAAACACCAACCTTCTTGTTTTAGATGAGGTGTTTGATAGTTCGTTGGATGCAAACGGAACAGAAGAATTTCTGAAAATCTTAAATACTATGGACAATGGTGTTAATGCATTCGTAATATCGCATAAAGGCGATACACTGTTTGACAAATTTACTAATGTTCTTAAATTTGATAAACCTAATAACTATTCGAGGATTGTACAATGAGCGAAGATAAGAAGTATAAAATTAGCGTAGAACCGGACCATAAAAAATCAATTAGTGAATTGACTACTTTTTATAAAGAAGAGGGTGAACACAAATACTGGATCACCATGGATCAAGGTTGGCGATGGGGTAAATGGGTAGGTGAAGTAACTGAAGAACAATTACAAGAACTTAGAGAAGACAGCGATAATGGCGTATGTGAACCTGACATCTATGAAGGTCTTGAGATGGACTATCTTGACGATGGTGTGTGGTTAGACTTTGAAGGTTCAAAAGATGTTACCGCAGAAATGCTTGAAGAGTTCGAAACAGCATGGGACGAAGACGGTTTTGATGCTGTCATTGAATTAGGTTGGGAAGAACAAGATTGTGAAACCTTTATTAACACAGGCCTAAATATTACTATTGAAGGAGAAGATAATGAGTGAAGTTAGATTTACACAAACAGAATATCATCAGATGACAATCACTAAAGACATGAGCGTGAGTGAAGAACATATCATCGAACAAGGTTTGACAGTAGAACGCTTTAAAGAAATTATGAATGGTGAAGACCATACTGATGAAGAGTGCGACCAATATAATGAAATTCTTATGGGGTGGGCAGATGTTCTTGACAGTCAAGAAGATTTGTGGACTGACCGTAAGGGTGGTTATGATATCGATTATGAGTTGGTAGACGATGAGTAAAATTTTAGATTTAACGCCTCCAAGTGAAGCAAGATACAAACCAGAAGAGTTTGATTTTGAGAATCCATTTATGGATCCAATTGAACTTGCTGACCAGTTGTGGGATAATATGCTACACTATAAAGGCGTAGGATTATCTGCAACTCAAGTGGGTTTTAACACTAAAGTTTTTGTCATGGGTCAAGATGACTTTCGTTTGAATGTTTTTAACCCTCAAGTACTTACAATGTCATCTGAACTGAAAGCAATGAAAGAAGGTTGTTTGACATGGCCTGGATTGTTTTTATCAATTCGTAGACCTGTTTTCTGTGTAGTATCATATTATGATGAAAAAGGTAATAACCAGAAGTTTAAATATGAAGGTATGACTGCACGAATATTCTTGCATGAAATGGATCATATGCTCGGCATCGATTTCACACAGAGAGCATCAAAGTTAGTGCTTGATAGAGGTGTCAAAGCAAGAGATAAGAAAATTAAAAAGTTAGTAAAAGATGGAAAGTTAAAATTAGATGCCGTGGGTTGATTTACCTAAAAAAGGTGAAATAGGAGTTATGTCTTTTGAAAGGTTTGATTGGAATGATATAATACATAACTTTCAAGCATCTGTTGATTATAGAAACTCAGAAGAATGGAAAAAGGTTATTTCAAAATCTGGAAGAGCAGTTAGACTAGTATCGCAAAATCAAATTGAAATTGATAATGATACTAATACATTTCCTTCTTTTGCTACACATAATGCAGAGTTAATACCTCAGGTTGCATATGTAAGAAAAATTATAGAAGAGAAGCATCTTATTGAAAGAAGTGCTAGTAGAGTAAATTGTCATTTGTTTGTATCTCTTGTTGCAGAAAGTGACGGACTAAACTTTCATCTTGACACTGAAGATACATACATATGGCAGATACAAGGCAAAACACTTTGGACAGTACAACAAGGTATAGACGAAGGTGATTCCATCGAAGAATTTATATTAGAACCAAACGACATGATATATATTCCAAAAGGTTGGCGCCACTATCCTACTATCACGGGTCCAAGATGTTCAGTTAGTTTTGCAATTGAAGATAATCTATTTAATAGTGTAGAAGAAAGGTCAGATATATGACACAGACAGAAGTAGAAATGAAAGATTGGCAGAAAGGTTATCAGTTAGATTACCTGAAAGAAATTACTGCAGAGTATGACCATTACAATTCATACACCGATAGTCCTTTTGCACAATTTAAGAAGAATAATGTAGCAGACTTTTTAGATAAAGGTTCACTACGCAAAGCAGGTGATGCATGGATTAATATCACGGAAGCAAAAGTTAAGTCAAAGATTACAATGCACGGTGAGACTATTATTGGTTATAAAGAACCAGGTGATGTTGTAATTCAAAATATATCTGCATATACAGAAAATGTAAAGAACTACATCAATCACTATTCAGATAGAAACTGTTGGTTGTTTGTGTGGTCAGAAGATGCAAAAGCAGTTGAGTTTGCTAAAGAAGCAGGATTCGACTATGTTGGTAGCAAAATAACTACGTTTGCAGAGATATATAGCGTTTTCTTTCGTAATTCTAGCACTTCATTCGAGGATCGCTCTCATCCGCCCATAGACGGCGCTGAGACGGTTTCTATAAGTAAATGCATGTTTGACACTATCGAAACATCGATTATACGCACCGAACTAGAAAAATTGACGATGGAGTATACTAATCATTACTCAAATTACAATAAAAAAGGTGCTTGGTCAGCAATATCGCTGAGAGGATATAGACCAGATGCATCATTTATTGCAAAACCTGTTGAGATGAGCAAGAAATGGAAAGCAGAAAATGACACATGGGAAGAGTGGGAGTGTGAAGACACACCTTTGCGTGAGCAGTTTCCGTATGTCAATGAGATACTCTCAAAGATACCTACTGACAATATTGAGCGAATAAGATTTATGTCACTCGCTCCAGGTGGTGGTGAACTGCAAAGACACACAGACCAAGTTGACCCTTATCTTGGTGTCGCAGATGGTAAGATTATGAGACTACATATTCCAGTGATTACAAATCCTAAGATGGAGTTTACATCGTGGGATATGCATGGGCAGAAACATGTTGTTAATATGAAAGAAGGTGAGTTGTGGTATCTAGATATTCGCAAACCACATATGGCGATTAACAATGGTGATGAAACAAGAATACATTTAGTAGTGGATATTGAAGCAAATGATAAATGCAGAAGATTATTTAGAGTTAGTCAATGATTGGGAAGACCCTTATGATGCGCCTGTTCTTTGCAATCACGATGATGTTATCGTGGTTCGGGACGACTTATTACCTGCAGGTTCAAAAGTGCGGTTCATCGATAAACTCATACGGGATACCGATTGCGAAGAGTGGGTGTTCGGTGGTTCGAACAAAGTTGGATGGGGACCAATCTCACTAGCATATGTGTGTCAGAAGTATGGAAAAAAGGCAACTTGCTTTTGGGCAGATAGAAAAGAACCAACATGGCATCAACAGAAATACATGGAGTACGGAGGTCGTATTGAATGGGTGAAGATGGGAATGCTAAATGTCACTCTGTCAAGAGCAGAGCGATACCGCAGAGAGAGTCCTCAAACCCGCAGGACATTGCCCTTAGGACTAGAACACGATTGGGTGCTAGGAAGTATAGTGAAAGTAGCGCAGTCGCTAGATGTAGCGCCAGAAGTAATCTGGACAGTAGGGTCATCAGGAACGATAAACCGAGGGTTGCAACTTGCATTCCCAGAGTCCGAAGTTCATGTGATACAGACGGGTCATAAGATGGATGAACGTCAGATTGGTCGCGCTATCTTACATGAAACTGCATATAAATATGACAAACCAGTGAAGCAATCAGAAGCACCACCATTTCCGTCTGCTCCTGAATATGATGCAAAAGCATGGAAAGTGATACAAGAAAATATGGATAGAAATAAACTTAATTTATTTTGGAATGTAGCGGCATGATAAAAAGATTAGATTATGTCGATAATTTGTTTGATGATGAGTTTGTAGCAAGAGTAGCAACAAAGTATCATGATAATTTATTTTATTATGGCAATGTATCAAACAATCCAGATGATGCAATATTTTGGTGCAGTAAAAGACTGAATGATTATACACATATATTAGATTGTCCTGACCAAAAGTTTATCTTTAATAAAATTAAAGAATACTATAAGTTTGAAGTTAATGAAAAAGAAATAGACAAAGAGCATGTCTATATCAATGGACAAACATATGAATTAGACGGGTCTATGCACATTGATAGTTTACATCGAACAAAAAATTTACAAGAGAACTACACAATTCTTTACATGGTAAATTATTTACACGAAGGAATAAGAGGATTTGAAACTCAAATGGGTGTAGTTGATTTTGTTCCAGGTAGAGTTGTGATATTTAGTTCTTTAATGCCGCATCGAGGATTATCTACCTCGGTAAAAACTAATTGTCGAATGACATTAACATGGAAAAGTTTTGATTTAGTGTTTGACAAAACCAGTCCAATGATGCTATAATGAGAGTAATATGAAAACCTATATACATGTAAACCAACATAAGATTAGAGCGAACAAAAAGCATGGTACAAACGAACCTGTTATCACAGTAAAAAAGGGTCGCTCAAATACATACTGCCATGCAGTTAAAATATTAGGCGACAGTGTAGTTCGTTATGGTGGTAATGAAAAACCTATTCTATCTTGCGGCGCAAGAGTAGTGATAGAAACAGAAAGTGATGTTGAGATTATTGAATGAAGCATTTTTATGAAAGAAATAGTTATCTACTAGAACATGAAGTAAACAAGACATTCGAAGAAGTTCTATGGATGACAGACGATGAATTTCGTCAATGGTTGCATGATATGCGAAAAGAAGTAGTATACTCATGGGATGAACTAGGTCTGCCTCCAAGAGTTGGTTGGAGTGAAACTGATATTATTGACCAGTTCAATAAGATGTCTAGTTTTCCTGTTCATGAGTTTGAATGCTTTAACGAAGAGACAGGTGAGCGAGATGTTATTCGTAATACATCAGTTATAGGTAATGCCGCTAATCAGTGGTTTCCTACAATGATGAAAACAAAGATTGTTTACAACGATATCAGCAAAGCAAAATCTATCTATGACCACTTTGTTGATGAAGATTTATTTCAGAAAGTATATACCTATGGGCATCGTCACTTTAAGCGGGATTCTTTCTATCATTATAGCAATCCTATTAAGCAAGAAGGGTTGGTTGAAATTGGGACCTTACGGCACACAGTTTCTAGCGGCAGGTCTTTTATTGATTGGTTTGAGCGTAATGGTCGTCAATATGATACACATGATTATTGGTTGAAACCAGACAAAGAACAAGACTATACGGGTTATGATGACAAACTAAGAGATGTCGCGTGGGCGCAAGTTACTAGAGAAGAAATTGAACAACTAGACATACCTGACAAATGCAAAGTCAATATGAAAGACGAATATGATGTCTATCAGATTATGCTGTTCAAGAAAGGTCAAAAAATCTTTCCTTTGGGGTTCAAACCTTTTCGTATCTCTTGGTGTCAATACGCAGTAAACTTTCCGCCTCTTACTGCTAAATATCTCTATGAAAAATATACTGAGCATTTTAAAGACCAGTCTACTATTCGTATTTGGGATCCCTCTGCTGGTTGGGGCGGTCGTATTCTTGGTGCTATGTCTATCTCTGATGACCGCAATGTACACTATATTGGGACTGACCCTAATACCGACCATACTGTCATTACAGAAGACGGTACCAAAAGCACAAAGTATGCTGAACTTGCAAGGTTTTTCAATGAGAAAACTTACAGAGCAACAGGTCTATTCCCACATACAAACACATACGAAATTCACCAATGTGGGTCAGAAGTCTTTGAATGTGAAGAAGAGAGCATCGATATGGTCTTCACCTCGCCGCCTTATTTTGCGAAAGAGGCGTATAGCGAGGACGAAGAACAATCGTACAAGAAGTTCGACCAGTATGAAGCGTGGGTAGAAGGGTTTCTTAGACCTACACTTACTAACGCATATAAATACTTAAAGAACGACAGATACTTACTCTGGAATATTGCAGATGCAAAGTTCGGTAATGAGATGCTACCTTTAGAGGGTGATAGTATTCGTATCTGTGAAGAACTTGGGTTTGAGTATGTGACCACGTTAAAGATGGCACTAGCACAGATGCCAGGTGGTAATAGAGTTGATGAGGAGACAGGTAAACCGCGGGCGAAAAACTTTTGTAAAGTCAACGGCATCTGGTTAAAGTATGAACCGATATTCGTATTCAAAAAACATCTTTAGTAACGTACCAGTCGAATTCGAAGATTGGGGTCAAAAAGATTATGATGAGTTGTGTGGCATTGAAAAATATGCATATCAAACATATCGTTACTTCATCAAAGATTATTTAACAAATCATTCTGAAATCACAGCGATGGATATTAACTGTGGTCTTGGATACGGTCTAGCATGTCTCAAAGGCGAATATAATTTTAAAAAGTGTATTGGATATAATAATGACCAAAACATGCTTGAAGCATGTAAGATTAGACATTCTGGTATCTCTTTTTACAAAGACTTTATATTGTCTAAGCAGAGAGATGCCAATCTAATTTTCTCTATTGATGCATTTGACCAGTATGATAATAAGAGTGCTTTGTTGCTTAGACTATCGCAAGCATTAGCAGACGATGGTATCTTGTGTATAATTCAAAACTCAACAGACGAAAATGAATATAATAATTACATTGAAATTTTACAAGGAGTACATGGTCTAAAGAAATTATATAATGCAGATATAACCGCACATGTTGCAGGTGGTATTAAAAAGTTTGAAAATTTTGCAGATGGTTCGTCATCAATACCTTATGCTACAGTTTCGTCAAAGATATCTCGCTATGATGATTTCAGATACTATGTAACTATTATGAAGAGATGATACAAGTAGTAGAGAATTTTTTAAACCCAGATTTGTTTTTTGAGTTAAATGTAAAGTCAAAACAAATATATGCTTCACCTAACGGCACACTAAAATCTAATGCATCATGGAATCCTAATGTTGTTAATACAAGTCATAGTGTATTAGTTCATGAAATTGAAGATTTAAATGTACTAGAACCTTTACAACAAACACTTGATGAGTACACTATCACTCCTTGCTTTTACTATTGGACACAAATGAGTTATATACCATGGCATAATGATGGTGGGCATGATGCCGCAATGACAATATATTTAAGTGACCATGATGAAAATGATGGTGGATATTTTATGTATGAGAAAGATGATGGAACAATCGAAGCAGTTGCACCTAAACCTAATAGAGCGATATTTCAAGCAGATGGAGTGAGACACTCTGTTACTTCAGTTAATCTTGGTGCACCAGTCAGAAGAACAATACAAATATTCATGAAAAAACGCTTGACAAACTAATCTACCTGTGGTATTGTATACCTAGAAATGAGAGAGGTATAAATGTTTAGTGCGATTTGGTTTGGTTTGACACTTCCTTTTAGAATTATCTGGTGGATTGTTCTGATTGGAATTGGTCTAATGGCATTTTATTTTAGTTTTTTTGTCATTATTGCCATAATCAGTGCGATTTTCGCTTGACAAAATATGATAACGTATGTTATTATGTATATAGATGATGAGAAAAGAAGGTGTGTTTATGACAAAAATTACTGAAGTCAAATCTGTTCTAGCGAAATTGCTTGCTACTGAGAACTTGACTGTCGAGTATGCAAATGTCGATACTGCTAGTTTCGATGTTAAAAATCGCATATTGCGTATTCCGACAATGAAAGATTTAGATGCAAAAACTCTAGACCTGTTTGTTGGTCATGAAGTCGCCCATGCTCTATGGACTCCTTGCGATGGCATGGAGAACCTTCCTATCAAATCTAAGAATTTTCATTCAGTTGTGAATGTCGTAGAAGATGCCCGCATTGAGCGACTAATTCAGAAGAAATATCCTGGTCTAAAGAAACCATTCTATCAAGCATACACACAGTTGCATGAGAATAATTTCTTTGGTACAGAAGAAATGAACATTTCTGATTTGCTTCTTATCGACCGTATCAATCTGAAAGCAAAACTAGGTACTCAAATCAATATTGAGTTGACAGGTAAAGAAAAAGAATTCTTTGACCGTTCTATGACTACTCAAACTTTTGATGAAGTTATCAAACTATCAGAAGAGTTGTTCGAATATTGTCAGCAAGAGTTAGAAGAAAAGCAACAGAATTCAGAAGATAATCCTGATGTTTCTCCTTACATGATGCAATCTGAGCAAGGCGATGAGCAAGAGCAAAACGCCGATAATGATGGTGCTGATGAAGGCGAAGGTCAAGGTATGAATGCTGTACAAGGTGATGCTGACCAAGATGCAGAAGAGCAAGGTCAAGCAAACTCTGCTGATACAGAAGAAGATGCCGATGGCGAAGATACAGTAAAAACTAAAGCACCAAATTTAGTAGATGATATGGATGGTAAAGCAGAAGATACTGAAGGTTCTGCTCCTGGTGTCAAATCAATTACTGATATGGCATCTAACAAGAATACCAAAAAGTTAGTCGAGACTGATGAGGATTCGATTCCTCGTTACTATGATATTCCTAAGACTATCAATATCAATGAAGTCGTTGTTCCATTCACCACAATTCATTCTGAAATTGTAGAACATTGGGGCAACACCGAGCGTGTCAAAAATCT